CCCTTTGCCAATTTGACTGTAGCTGCCAATGCTATTATCAGGAACCCAATCAATGTCTCCCTGATTATGATTACGCCAATGAAACAACAATCGGCGTGGTCAGTTAAACTCCAGACAATGCAGGCGCTCAAAGCTACCCTAGACTCCCACAACAATGCAGGGGGAACATACACGGTTTACACTCCTGCATATACCTATACCAATATGCTTATGCTTAATTTATCCGATTGCTCTATGCCTCAATCTCCCATTCCGCAGAATGCATGGAAATGGGATTTTACACGACCTTTGGTCTCATTGGAAGATGCATCAGGAGCATTAAGCAACCTTATGAACCAGATCAATTCAGGAGTCCCATCATCCGGCGATCCATCAGGAGCAGGAACAGCTGGAGGTAATCCACCTAGCGTTGTTAACACAGGACCAGGAGCAGCGGCTTCTGCACCCACAATCAGTCAAACACCGTTTAATAATACAACTTCTTCCACTGCTACTTTCAATCCTTTCACCGGTCAACCCACTGTGGTCACAAGTCCCTTCTCATGACAACCTATTATCAATTCATTCCATCCAGAGTTAGTGCTCCAGTATTTACTCCCACTTTGGATGGAAATCAATATAATGTCACCATCACTTGGAATATATCCGCTAGACGGTATTATGTTAATGTGGTTACAATGGGAGGCATATTAATTGCTGCGGTTCCTTTGATCGAGAGTCCTACCTCTATGCCTATATCAGGTGCGTTTTGGGACCCACAAAATATGAGGGCTGTGATAACGACAAATGCTCCGCATCCTTTTATCATTGGTGCTCCGGTAAAAGTAACTATTAGCAGTATGAGTCCTAATGGTTATAATGGGTCAGGATTTGTATTGCCTCTTAGTAAGACCGAGATGTGTTATCCAGTTTCAGTTGATCCAGGTGAAGTGACAGTTATGGGTGTCGTTGATTACCTTATCAATATGGTTGCTCCCTATTTCAAATCCACTTTAGTATATAGGAATCAGACGTTTGAGGTGTCTCCCTAATGGATGACGTCCAGAAGGTTTCATTTACTAGGAATATCCACGCCTACGTCAAGACGCAGGTGCAGAACGGTCATCAGGTTCAGCCCAAGAGACTTCCCTGCCATGTCTCGGCAATTAAGGAAAATGACCTCATTGAACTAACCTTCGATGTAACAGGTCCATACACTCTCCCCAAGATTGTTGTTCCTCAAAGCTTTTCCAAGTATCATCGGGAACCCACTCAAATTGGTGATCCAGGCTTCGTTCTTATGGGTGATTTCTCGCTGGCTGGACCCAGTGCAAATCCTGGTGGAACTGCCTCTTTACATATTAGAGGCAATCTGACAAATGCAATATTCCAACCCATCAGCAATACAAAGTGGCCAAAGCGCGACCCCAACATGTTCCTTGTGACTGGAGGTCCTTCAGGTCATACCACTCAATCTGCGGATGGCAAGACTACCCAGATCATAGATGCCTTAAACAATATCCTTCATACATCTTCCGCTAATATCATCCATCAGGCAACACAGGCACTTGCTCATATTGCTGGACAAACTTTAACTAATGCTGCCAGCACGATTAACCACGTTGCCCAGAACTTCGCTTTCGGTGCTCCAAGCACCGTCACGACGATGGATGATACTGTAAGTCCACCCACAATTCCAACAATTCCAACTCCAGTTGAAAAGACTGTGGTTCAAATTATTGGAGATTTGCACGCAACTGGAATGATAACGACACCGACAGGATCTGTCGGACCTGGGGGATCAGCGGGACCGCAAGGGCCTCAAGGACCTCCTGGTGCTCCAATACAAGGCACCCTTCCCGCAACCATAACTGGAGCGAAGGGTGGTAATACGGCGCTTGCTTCGTTGTTGGCTGCCCTTGTGACAATGGGTCTAATAGTGGATCATACAACGGCATGAGAACATATGGTCGCATAGTTCCTGACCCTCTTTTCCCCGACGAAAAGATATGGGTTATGGTGGAAACAGATGCAAATGGATTTGATGACATGGTCTGGCTAACCACTGTCGTTCAGACCATTAAACTTAATTTGGGAGAGAGTCCCTTCTATGCGAACTTTGGAATACCTGCTCATGCATCGGTAATGTCGCAAATTGCTCCGGATTCCTATTTGTCACGAATCCAGCAGCAGTTTTCCCAGTATTTTTTGTCCCTGATTATATCGAGGCAACCTGATGCTTTGGATGAACGGGGCATACCTTCACCTTGTTATTTAGTAACGGTCATAACCAAGTATGGAGCGTTTCTCTCGGCCCAAGTTCCCTATTAATCGTTTGCGTCAATTTTGTGTTCGTGCTAGAATACGGTCTTCAAGGATAGATAAATGGCTCAGTTGCCAATTGTAATGGGTCCCTCGGGACCAATAGCGACGCCCCCAGCTACGCTGAGGCAGCAGTTGCTTACCTTAGTATCGGCGACGAATCCAGGATATACGGCAAATCTTCCTTCCTCTCTAATTGAGGACGTATCCTCAACCGACGTTGGCGCACTTATTGTTTCCAACCAATTCTTTCTTGACCTACTTAATTCAGTAACTCCATATGGAGCGAATGCCTTTCTATTGAATTATTTAGGCATTGACGTTTATGGTATTCAACCTGCTCAAGCTACCAATACCGCAGTGGATGTGATATTCATTGGTGATCCCGGTTTCGTTATTATTCCAGGCTTTGTTGTTGGAGATGGAACTTATCAATATATTTGTACCGATGGTGGAGTGGTTGGCACTAATCGTGAGTCCTTGCCAATTCATGCTATAGCAACGGTAGCAGGAACTTGGGCAGTACCTGCAGGGACTGTAACACAATTGGTTACTTCTGTGCCTCAAGACATTACTTTAACAGTGGTTAATACTGCTAATGGTATTCCCTCGATTGCATCGGAAGATGAGACCTCATTCCGAACTCGGACGCTCGTTGCTGGTCTAGCATCAGCAACTGGAATGGATCGATTCCTTAAGACATTGCTTTGGAATATTCCCGGTGTTGTGCAAAGGCTTGTTTCTGTTCGCCAGAACATTACCTCAGGTCGATGGATAGTATTGGTTGGTGGTGGTGATCCCTACCAAGTTGCATGGGCAATTTATTATGCCCTGTTTGATATCCAGACCCTAGATAGTCCAGGAATTCAAGTCGCTAATATCACCAATTCAAATCCTGCATTGGTAACAACGACCAATAATCATAATTTGTCTACTGGAATGTTGGAGAAGTTTAATGGCTTACAAGGTATGGGTCCATTAAATGGTCAAGGATTTTATGTCAATGTTACCGGCCCTAAAACGGCAACATTGTTTCTGGATTCATTATTTGCTACTCCATTGGACACCACGAACACGACAACTTTCCCACAATATATTAGTGGCGGCTTTATGAGCCCTAATCCTATTTTACAAAAGGTTAACCTTAACAGCTACCCCGACAATTATGTTATTCCATTTATCATTCCTCCACAACAATTGGTAACAATGGTTGTGACATGGAATACTGACTCTCCAAACTATGTATCGCCTGATGCTGTGCAACAGGCCGCCGCTCCTGCATTAGCGGATTATATCAATAGCCTTTATGTGGGTGTAGCACCCCTTAACATATACAATATGGAGGCTGTATTTATTAATGCCACTGTCAATGTTCTTCCAGCAGAGAATGTAACCGTCCTACAGTTCTCCGTTGATTTCGATGGATCAGGTCATCTTCCAACGCCAGGCACAGGAGTTATATACGGCGATCCCAATAGTTATTTCTATACCACAGTAGACAATATATCCATAGTCCAACAGGGTACAATAACGGGATGAACGCCCTAGTTAAATCGACGCCTGTACCAACGCCTTATAACGCCAATGCTTTGGTTCCTGTACGAGCATTGGCGTCCCAAGTTCTTATTGCTGGACAATCTGTTCTCGTTGCCACCAAAGATATTGCTGGTGGCTATATTGTCAATCCAGCGACGACAAAGGATCAGGGTATATCGACCCTATCCAATCTTTTCGTGGACCCCACAGGTCCTGCTGCAACGTACCAAACCAATACAACCACTCTTTTGGAACCGGGAGGCTTTTATAACCTTCCTGCCGCTCCTCAAGGTATTTGGGTTAACTCAGCGTCGAATGGACATAAGTTCTCCGCTGTCCTGGTAAAGACACAAGCCACGATAGACGGGGAGAATACACCGTTACCCAATTACCAACAAAGCGCCTTTCCACCTGGGGGACCAACGGGACGCCTAACCACGAT